TTCGGGTGGATTGGCACGTAAAATATCGGAATGTCTCTATTTTGTAGATCGAAGCCCGGCGTGTTGGTGCTCGACAAACATGGGTCCAATATGAAATCCCCCAAGCGGTGTTTAATTAAAGGCTGCATTTCACTGTGACATACAATCCAAATTGTTTCGCAGCCAGCATATGCACACTCCGTTACGGCGCGTTCAACTGCCAAGTAGCCCTTGCCGATTGGCTGCAAACTGTCATGCCACGGGAAGTCGAAATCCAACTTTTGGCCAGCAACGGGAACAATTCCAGCCAAGTGAAAGGATGCATCATTTTGTAAGGCTTTTTCCATTGGTCAAAATTCTGTTAAGTTTTCTCACATAAGTTTTTTCTGACGTCTGTCCATCTCTTATTATATCTTTTTCCGTCTGATAATTAAAGAAAATTGTGCTCTGATCTTCATAATAATGCACTCGGCGGTCCAAAACGTCGCGTGCTGTGACTTCTAGCTTAAGTCGATAGTGTGTATACTCATCGGGGTTGCTCGTGCTCTTTCCGTTTCTAGGACCGCGTATACCCAAGTCGCCCATTATGTCAAGCGCTTTAAATCTAGCGTACGTGTCCGAGTATTGATAGTCGTAAAGCTGTTCTTTCGTAAGGTTAGATATCAAAGCCAAATCTTTCTTGTCTGTGTGGTTCCCCATTATTCGTTTGGAAGGGTAAAAAACCAGCTTGTTAACGAAGTCTTCCGATGTCTCAATCATGTCCAAACTGTGCTTTGTGCTCGAAACATTGACCCAATCAACAACAAGGAATTTTTCTTCTTTGCTCACAGGCTCGGGCAGACCCTTAAGGTTGGCGTGGTTGAAAACCACAAGCTTGTCAAAATGAATTTCAACAACGGCGCGGCCAGATGTCACAACCTTCAACGTTCTATCGTCGACAAGGCGGAGAGAGGAAACTTTATCTGCTAGTGGCACCAAGCCTGCCATTGAATTAATGAACATCAAGTGATCCCAAGCTTGCTGTTTTGAGTTTCCAAAAATAACCGAACCTGATGGCGTGTTTAGCGTGTTTGTTTGCCTGGGTAGCGAGAAAATAGATGTGTCGACATCTGGATCCAAATACTCAAACAATTCAGGGCGCTCATTTATGGCCATCACAATGGGCGCATTGTTTAAAAAAGCATACAGTTGTGCTGCAACCGTGTGCCCAATTACCAATTCTTTATATGCTAATTTTACTACCAAGTTTTCCCAGAGCGGCTTTGCTTCATGGCTTCAAACCAAGATTTTGGTTGGGTGGTTTTTTCTTTCTCGGCCTCTTTTAACTGAAAGTGCTTGCTTTTGACTCGCGACCAAAAATCACTATCGGCCTCAACGGTTTCTAAGGAATTCCAGGGGCCGGCCCAGGACTCTTTAATTTCTGACCCATTGGCATCATAAGCCCTGATGTCTTTGAAGGTGCGCCCACTCTCTGTTGAAGCCGTCTCTCCGAAAATGAAAGCTTCTTGATCAAACTGCCGTGATAGAGAAACCGAAAGATCAAAGAGGTCTTTTCCGGCAGCGTCATCGGGTCGAGCCACGTCGCCGCGGATATGCGTCGTTACCAGTATCGCACTTTCAGTTACGTGCACCGGCTCTTCCAGTTCAACCGAGCGGCTTTCGCCAGTTTCTGGATCTTCAATTGTCTTTGTGGTCTCTTTGAAGCCGCCCTTAATCTCGGTGAATGGATATCCAGCGGATTTATAAGCAGCTTTAAGCTCTTGGTATCTGCGTCTGTTTTCGGCGGAGGAGTGTTCGTGACGGTCAGCAGTTATGATAACAAATGCACTTCCGCCCTCTACGTGACTGCGCACGCGATTGTAGGATGTCTCTAGTAAGATTTGCTCATTTGAGTTCTTAACTAAAGCTTCAAGTTCTTTTTTGGAAAGTTTAGCCATTATGTAATAAATAGTAAAACATTACGTTTCTCCTACAGTTGCAAAGACATAATTTTCTAACAACAGGAAGTACTCTTGGCTTCCTAGCTCAATCTTATTGACCATTGTACTATCGGCAACAACAACCTCTCCATCCGCAACGTGGATGGAGCAATCTGTAGCACTGCCGAGCACCTTATATGGTTGATACGGCGACGTCTGCACCTTGTAGTCATCCGGTACCAAGATTGTTGTGCTTGGCCCCTCTTTCTGAGGGGCCTCATCAACAACCGGCTCAAGCCACAAGTGCCTGTTTAGCGGCTTAAACGTCATGGTTGACCTTCATCACTCGCTTGACAAAATCAAATACCTCGTTAAGTTGTTCCATATCAGCATCTTTCTTAATAAGCCGATATGCCTTAACAGCGGCCCAAATTTCATCCTTGAACAGCCACCCCTTTTCGATGTACTCTTGTCGCAGTTCCCGCTTTTGCTCCATGTATGGCTCAATCGCGCCTTCAATGGCAATCAACGACTCAAGGTAACTTTTGATGTACTTCTCCTTGTTCGTCAGATCTGCGGGATCAATTGTATCATCTGTATTATGTAATTCAACTACGCTCATTTTTTCTCCTTTTATATATTATAAAGCATTGTCTTTAAAATTTTAACCACATTTTGTCCAGCCGCAATCAGAACAAGTCACACAACCATCCTGATAAACAAGACTCTCCCCCTCGCAAGAGGGACAAGACTTTTCGCCTGTACATTTTGTTCCATCTTCAATGTATTTTTTGAGTGTTCTGGCTAACACCTTTGAAAATGACTGAAAATCACTGTCGGGGTCTCTTTGCAGCTGCTCGACCAAGAAGCTTGGATGGGCGCCGTGACGCAAAGACAGTGAAACCATGCGAGTGTGCACCGAATGGTTTGGATTGTCAAAAGCCTTGACAACATTTCGAATCAAACCATCTTCTCCAAATTGGAGATCGTACTCATTTTCTTTTGTTTTATATGAGCGCTTAACAAGCTCGCCACTGGTGTATTTTTTTGGAATTTCAATGAAGTTTGACAAGCCGCCGATAACCTCATAAGGTCGGCCTTCCAATAGACCAACTAGAATTGTCCACTTTTCCCCTTTGATTGTTGGGTGGTGGATATCGCACGTCAGTTGCTTTGGACGGCGGGGCGCGTCGTGATATTTCAGTTCCGGCTCTTTTGTTACCAGTACGCCAGATCTTGAGCCGTCGACATAAACAGTGATACCCTTAAGACCCAGTTTCCAACCCCGTCTATAGAGCCGACCGACGATCTCACTGGGTGTGTCCTTTGGTAAATTGATTGTACTGGAAATCGCGTGATCGATATGCTTTTGTATTACAGACTGCACGTCGACACGACGCTCCCATTCGATTTGATCACTGGTGGTAAAGAAAGCTGGAACGGGAGTGTCAGTATCTGTTTTTGTTGCAGCATACCACTCAGCCACATTGTGGTGCCAAATTTTATACTCCAACCACTTGTCGCCAAGCTGGTCGACAAAATCAGGAGTCACGCCTTCTTCGTTGTGGTTTAACTTTCTCCGTCGCACATAAGAGTTTCGAAACACCGGTTCGATTCCAGAACTAGTCTGAGAGAGAATGGAGACAGATCCAGTGGGAGCATTTGTCAACAGTGAAACATTTCTTCGTCCAAATTGAGCGATCTGTTTTTGCAAGCCTTTTGGCAAGCGTTTGATGAACGCATTGTTCTCTTCTTTCCCCCAGTCAAACACGGGAAACGCGCCGCGCTCCTTGGCCAACTCAACACTTTCCGAGTAAGCGGAAACCTTCAGCGTTTGGTAAATTAGATTTATAACCTCTTGTGCTTCAGTTGAATCATACGCAAGAGATAGACATGCCATAGCATCAGCCAATCCGTGGGTGCCTAGGCCAGTTCTACGGCCTTTCTCGCACGCCGTTAGCAGCTTGCCCCACAGTGACTTCTCGCTCTCGGTATCACAGACACCAATGATTCTCTGGAGTTTTTCCATTTCCAACTCAACCAAATCATCTGAGAGGCGAGTTGCCTTTGCAACAACATCCGCGAACAGGTCAAAATCAAACTTCGCGTTCTTTTGAAACTTGTTTTTAACAAAGTTCTTCAAATTGACTGATATCAGTCGACAACTATCATACGCACTCAAAGAAAGCTCTGCGCAAGGATTAACACATACGGTTTTAAACTCATCATATTCATGTGCCGGCAAGTTATCAGTGATGTTATCCCACATCAGGATCCCAGGCTCGGCCGTTTCTGTTGCCGAGGATACAATCGTCTCCCAGAGCTTTTTGGCCGATACCATTCTCGTAAAAGAGGGACTTTCAGCATCAACTGGAAACTTAAGCGCAAACTCTTCGTCGTTCTCCACCGCCTTCATGAAATCATTCGAAATTTTCACTGAGACATTTGCACCTGTAACCTTTGTCAAGTCATGTTTCATTGTTACAAAGCGCTCAATGTCTGGGTGGCGTACATCCATTGTTATCATCAGGGCGCCGCGGCGGCCGTTTTGGCCAATCATGCGACAAACATAGGAATAGAAATCTGCGAAGCTCCAGGCACCGGTGCTAGTGCCAGCGGAATTATTAACTGCTGCGTTTTCTGGGCGTAGCTCCGATATATCGATGCCAACGCCGCATCGGCGCTTCATCAGGTTGGCCAGCTCCTTTCCGGATTCAACAATAGAAGAAACACTGTCTGTTGGCGGGGCAATAACAACGCAGTTACTTAAGCTGATGTTAATGTGATCATTTCCGATTCCGACCATTGGGGATCCCTGCGGCACAACATATTTAAACTTGTCTAGGAGCTTGTAAATTTCCTCTTTTTGCAACTTTCTCTTGCCGCCAAACTTTTCCTCAATTCGCGCGAACTCAGATGCCAATCGCTCGTGCATCATGTTGGGTGACTTTTCCAAGAGGTTTCCGCTCTTGTCCTTAAGGGCATATTTCGTAACCCACACGTTTGCTGCTAAATCATCGCCACCGAAATATTCAACAGTCTCTTGCATTGCTTCTTCTTTTCCAAACATTGTTTAATTTCCCCTTTTTTCTTTTTTCATGTTCTTGTAAATATTCTTAATTTTCTCCCCCTGCTCTTTGGCAGTTGGTGCAGACGTCTCCTCTAGCACTTCAATTTTCACTCGGCTTGTGTCCATGTATATTTCATAAATGAGGCCATCCGGGCCGTGTCGATTCTTTGCGATAAAAACCTTGCCTTTGTTTGCGGCTTTATCCTCCACTGTTCTGGAGAGCGAGAAGATAAAATCGGCGACGAAGCATTTTGAGAATGCCTCTGATATAGATTCCATTGTAATGACGTCTGCATTTAAACCCGATCTGTTAGTTTGAGATGCCGTCCAACAGGGGCACTTGTATTCTTGTGCGATTGAACGAAGCTCTTCATATATAGACTCCAATTCATGTCTTTTCTCACTATTTCTTGAATTTGGTCGTAATAAATCTCCGTAATCGACAATTAGCATATCAGGCTTCACATCTCGCATAGCCAGCTTTTCCAGATGGGCTCGAATCGTGTTTGGAGATGCGGATTTAGTTGGATACTCCTTAACGTACAGCGACCCTTCAAGGTCGTGAACTGTTTCGTAAATCTGCTCCTTAAATACGTGCAAATCAGACAGCGGAACACCAGTAATACAGCTGTCATATCGCGATGCAATGGTTGTGTCTGCGAGTTCCAAAGTATAATGGACAACCGTCTTTCCCTCTTTAACCGCCTGCGCGCCTAGGTGCACCAATGCATGTGTTTTACCGGCGCCAGTTGGGGCAATGACAACACCCAACTCGCCAGACCCCAGACCGCCCTTGCAAAGATCATCAATGGTCTTCCAGCCGGTAGTCCGCGGATTTCTAGCGGTAATCAAAAACCGCTCTTCAAAGTCCTTAAGATAGTCATATCCGCAGTCGTTATCCATTCCAAGCTTCATTGCATTATTAATCAGCGTCTGAATGTCTTCGAAAGAAGATTTTTGCAACAGTGGAACAGACTTAAGAATCGCCTCTTTAAGAATTTGCTTTTTACAGAAATCTAACGAAGTCTTCTTGATGAACTCAATGTCTTGAACCTCTGTCTTCATCAAGCGCACATAATAATCGCGTACTTGCTTTTGAATTAGTTCATTTTCATTGTTCAGGCCGGTTCTCAAGAGGGTCGTCATGATGTTTAATGACGGATGGACCTTGTACTTTTCACGATAATCAAATATCAAACCGACAAAAGTTCGAAGATAACCAAGCTCCAGAAAATTAACGTCCATGACCTCACGGACCTGATCCGAAAAGACGCGATCCTGCAAAATCAACTGACAGAGGTTCTCTTGAAAGGATTTGCCAAACTGTGAAAAGTCTGTTTTTTCAGCTGCTGAAAAATTCAATTTATTGCTCGTTACCGGTCAGTCTTTTAAGATAATCAAACAAGGCCAATGCCGCGGCAAAACCAAAAAAGAACTGGCCAGCGGTGGGTGTCATTGGCCAAATAGTCAAGCTGCCGACCAAGCCATAGCCCAGGCAAGCGCCCTTACAAAATGTTGTTAAGTGTTCCATCCTTACTCCTAGTAAATATCATAGCAGTCGCTATGGTCAAGTTGCCAACCGCCACAACCTTGAAAGTCGTAGGATTCGCACCAAATTTCTTCACATGAGTACGCATATAAACCGTCGTACTCAACAAATTCCCATGCGCAACAGCCGTCACTAAAGCAATAATCTGGCTCTGCGACGTATGGCTCTGGCTCATAGTAGCAGGCCTGCTCGTCAACCGTATAATACACCGTACTAGCAGGAGGGCCAACCATGACCTCACACCCACCAAGCAAAAACAAAGATAACGATAAAACTAATTTCTTCATGGTTTATACTTTAACACCTTTCCGGCGGCTTGTCAATGGTTTTTTTATTTTTTTCTGAGGCACCTGTAAGCCCGTGCCTCCCTGCGGCTTAATCTAGTTGCCAGTCGTCTTCTGGTTCAACTCTGAGATGTTGCTTTCAATCTCTTGCAATCTTACCTCGCTCTTATAAAGCCAATAAGCATAACACCCAACGGCTACAACCAACAAAGAAATATTCCAAAACATAATTCACTCTCCTTTTTTAACTTTTGATAACACACAACAGTCATCAGCACTCAACCAAGTCGTTTCCTTGAAGTTGTCGCTGATTATACTGATCTTTACATAATGGTCGGTTTTGGAATCCACAGTGTGAATCACATCCCTTACAAAGCCAATGCACTCAAGTGGGCCCGCAATTGAATTTTTTCTCCACTCTACCAAATCACCAACCTCCAATTTCACAAAAACTATCCTCTTAAGGTACTCCCGGTAGGACTCGAACCTACGACCTGGCGGTTATGAGCCGCTTGCTCTACCAACTGAGCTACGGGAGTATGACCCTTATCTATTTTCAGTACCCTCGACAGGATTCGAACCTGTGACTCTCGGCTTAGAAGGCCGATGCTCTATCCAGCTGAGCTACGAGGGCAGTCATCCTACCAGTTCACGCCAGTGCTGACGCCTACTCGCCAGTACCCATTGACATCGGGAATCCACGTCACATGTAGCGGAACACTAAAAAGCCCCACTTGCTCAGTGTACCCCATCGCCGCAATCACGTGCACATAGTTGCCCTCTTCTGCTGGGTCGAATGCTGCGATATTTGCACCCAAGGCCAATTGCAGGCGGTCGGCAAATTCAAACCCAACAAGCAGGCTAGCCGATGGTGCGAAAACACTCTGGTCTAGACCAACAACAGAGACGTTTTGGACGAACAGTACATCCAACCACTCGCCGCCATCAAGGGTCTGCTGAAGTTCAAAGCCGAGCAAAAGCATGTGAGGGCTCTTTAACTTGTCTAGGCTCGCTCCCTGGTTAAGATAGGCATAGCCGAAACGCATACCACTTCGAACCTTCCAGTCATCTTCTGCCATCGCCGGTGTGGCAAAAAGCAAAACCATAAAACATAACAATAATTTTCTCAACATAATTTTCTCCTTTTTATAAACTAATTTTGAATACACTCGCCATTGGGAATGGCAAAGGGACTGGCTTCTTTATAGCAACCAGTGTCTGGGTTGGGCCGGGGAACCAACTGGCCCGGTGGGCAATAATATTCCGTTTGAGGCAGGCACTCTAGATACAAATCGATTTTCTCAAAACACTCGTCTGTCTCTTTTATGATCGCTCCCACAAATTCACATAGTTGCATTACGCTATCCATGGTAACGGAGGGATCGCAATCCTGCGGCTCCTTCAGTTTGTACGCTTCGCACACCTGTGCCCAGCGCTCTGAGGCGTTTCCTGCAACTTTAAAGCCCAAGCATCCGCTCTGAAAAGTGTTTATAATCTCATTGCACTTTGCGGTACTGCTAGGTACGCAAGGGTTTGGCGTGTCTAAGGCACAACATGTTATCATTTCCACCATTAGTTCACCACATGCAGGGCCTTGGCCGTGGGGCAAGCTGTACCACACCCCCGTCGCCTCATGGACGCACTCAGCCACAGTTGAATGAAATGAACAAACCTTCTGCTGTTCACATATCGCCTTAAAAAGATCGGCCGGGAGCGTTGGTGGTCGAGCACCGCTCACATCAACTGGCTCTAGGGCTGTCGACGTATCCTTCTGTGGTGGTGGCAGGCGCCTAAACGCATCACCCAGAACAACTTCGACGTCGCTGGCCACATCGTTGGCACTAGTCGATTTATCGTCGGTGCAGGCCCACGTCGTTACCAACAAAATTCCGATTAAAACTCTTTCTTTCATAACTCCCCTCCAGGGTTTTTAAAATGGATAATAATTCTTCTCTAGAGCCCATTGTATCATGTCTTTGCGCATATTTTCATCTTGCCACAGCTTTTGGGCCTTGGGCGAGAGTGAGTGCATGGGGTCGAAATATAAAAATTGCTCACCGGGCTTAACGCTAGGCGCTTCCCACACACTAACGCCCGTATTGGGATCGTACCACTCACAAGAATGCACATCCCGCTTGCCGCCGCCACCGGGAGCATCTACCACAAAGAGCGGCGTGTTGAACCCAGCTGTTTTGCCGCGCACGTGTTTCTCCACATCCATTGCTTTTTTTACAGAGGTTCTCATATCTTCTGTCCCAGCAGTTAAATCGTGCACATAAACATAGTAGGGCTGAACGTTCATATAACTCAACTTTTTAACGAGAGCTATCATTCTCTCGGGAGTATCATTAACGCCATTCTGGAACACGGTTTGATTTCTGACCTTTATCCCCTTTGAGAACAGAAGCTTCATTGCATCGTGGGTTATTTTTGTTATCTCTCCAGCATGATTAAAGTGCGTGTGAATACACAACTCTTTGTACTGTTTTCTTGCCCTGTCTGTCCAATAGGCAACCGCCTCGATCCAACGTTCGTCAGTCAAGACCTTCATAGGCAATACGGACAAGCCTTTTGTTGCAAGGCGAAATCTTCTAATGTGGTCTATTTTTAAAAGCTCGTTGCAGATTTCATTTATCTGAGAGACTTTCAAGCGGAAAGCGTCGCCGCCTGATATCACCACGTCTTGTATCTTTTTGTTCTTTCGCAGGTAGTCGAACATGTCGGCCCACCTCTCCTTCGACGCCTTAATGGAGACCTTTTCCGCTGTCGGCGTGCTGGTGCCGACTGCATATGCGCGAGTGCAAAACCGACAATATACCGGGCACGTGTCCAGCGCAAGAAACAGAACCTTATCCTCGTAGCGATGAGTCAGCCCCTTAACCGGGGAGTCCTCTTGCTCATTTAGGCTATCAAACCGCAACATTGGATGGTCTGGTTGCAATTGCGAACCCAGGGTTAAAAACTGCTTTCTTATGGGGCAATTAAGCGGATCATTCCAGTCCATCAAAGAGAGCAAATAGGGTGTTATTCGAGTGGCCATAGGAGCCTTAAGGAACCCCTCTCTGGCGTCTTCTAGAAAATCAGGGTCCACAAGATCCTGAATTGTTTTTAGAAGCTTCTTGTGGCTTGTAATCGCGTTTTTTTCCTGCCAAAGATGGTTAATAAATGTTCTATAATCAACATCTTTCCACGCTGGAATTGCTTTCCAGAACATATCACTTCTGAATTCTTCTGCTTTGTGTTTCATTTTTGCTCCAACTGGCCGTATTTGTCTTTTACTTTTTTGCTCAAAGGCATCGACTCGCCCTCTTGGTCGATCTGAACAAAGACCATTTTAGTTTGGCATACAATCTTTTGCTTCCCTGTGAATTGATTGTGACTGCGCGCCTCAAGGCTTATAGTTGTGCTCGTGTTGCCCACTTTTAACACCTCGCCGTAAATCTTAACAATTCTTCCCTCTTTGACCGGTTTATCAAAGGTAACTTCGGACATGCTCCTTGTAACCATTCTTGTAGAATCCGCCACTTGGCATGCATATGCCAGAGCGGCTTCGTCCAACCACGACAACATGATTCCCCCAAAGAGGCTACCGTGCACCCCAATGTCTCTTGTCATGCAAACCTTGGTTGTTATTAGCTCCACAAAACCCACCCAGCGATGGCGCCTAGGGCGGCGCCGGCAGCAAAGAGCCAAAAAATTTGTTTGATATCAACATTGGTCTTTTTCAATTTTCAAAATCCTCCATGATTCAGAATATTATAACACACTCTTGTGTGGAATATTAAAACTTTTTAGAACCCGGGGGCAGAATTGAACTGCCGACCCCCGCTCTGTCATAGATCCACCTTGCATGGGTGTTTCCGCCTCAGACCCAATCGCCACTGATTACGGTGGGGGCGAATTCCCCGTGCGCTTGCAACGCGATTCCGTGTGTGGACCTGCGGTTTCCTACTAACGGTGCTCTTACCAACCTTGAGCTACCCGGGTACACTTTAAAACAACTGGCATCATTATAACAACTACCTCAAACAATGTCAAAGGTTTTTTTACGATATTTCAAAAACCAAGCTGGTATTTTGTTTTTTGGGTAGCGCATGCGCGGTTTGGACGCGTAAAACTTACGATACGATTCCACAATGTCCGCTGAGCGGAATTCGGGTGGCATGGCCAATGGCAATTCTGTCGGAACCTGCGAAGGGAACAACGATGCGTCATATAGGCTAACACATTTCTCCAACACAGCAGCGCACTTATGCACTTTGCCGAAGCGATCCGTATACTCTTTCAACATTGCTTCGGTGTGCTTTATCAGAGATTTAAAATTTGCTGACGATTCTTGCACCCACTTGGTAGAAGGGTGGTTTTTATGTGTTGAGCGATATGGGGCAATTTTAAAACCCGCTTGCTCATTTAACACTGTCGACAACATTTGACAAGACTCTAAGATCATCTTGACAACGCGATAATTATCTTGAGATTGGGCAGATTTAACCCAATCGACCTGACCGTCATGGCCCTCTATTGCAAAAATATTCATATGAACAGTCTAACCCATCTTGCTTCTGTTGTCAAGGCTTTTCTACTGGAAATAAATACATTGTTAAGATTTCTTCTACGAAGCCGTTGTTAAAATAGACCGTCGCGACCCGATGCTGCCATGGGGATATTTTTCTTAACTTCATTATGATCCCATGACCATAGATCACATGCTGGACTAAATCGCCGACTTTCACGTGTTTAAGTTTAGCATGTTTTAGTGGGTTTTTTAAAAGAAATGGCAAGCCCCAACCAGCTTGCCCACTGCCGTCACAGCCCACCTCGTAAAACGAGGGACATTCTCATTCTATTAGGAGGCTACTTGATCTTGACAGTGACCGGTGCGACCTCTGGGCGCACTGGCACCACAATGGTGAGGAGGCCGTTTTCAAAATTAGCCGACGCTCTAGAGAGATCTAGATTGTCATCATAATTCACGTATGTCTTTTCAAAGTTGCGACGAGCGATTCGCCTGTTTAGTTCTTCTTCGCTCTCTGTATCCATATTTGCGCGCACAGTCAAACTGCGCTTTTCTGGCTTAACCTCAATCGAGAGGTCTTCTTTTGCAAAGCCAGCTAGTGCAAACTGCATAACCGTATCGCCATTTTCATTTCGAAAGATGTCGGTCACAGGATACCCTTGCGTAGTTTGTCGCAGCAGATTTGGAAAGGAATCATTAAAAAAGTTATCAAAAACGTCATCGAAGACGCGGTTGCCCAAAAGGCTCGGGCGGTGTAGTGTAATTGCTCTAGTCATAATATTTTCTCCTTATATAAGCAAGTTAAAAAGCTAAGCACCCCAAAGGCAGTACCAAGCTTATAGTAAAGTATAGTCGTTGATTTTTACTTGTCAAGTCTTTTTATAACAAAAAGACCGGAAAATTGAAAACATTTCCATCCAGTTGTAAGCAGCAAAGCCATCTTCAATCATCATGGTTTGGACAGCCGTCTTGTTAAATTCTGGCTCAAAGTTCTTTAAGGTCTCGTCAATAAAACGTCGACCCTGCACGCTGATTGACGGCGAGTAAAGCTGCATTAATTTATAGTTTTCTTGGATAATGTCAGCACTCTCAGCAATGTTCAAGTGGGCTTTAACCGGCTTATCTACCTGTTCGCAATACTCGATAACATCACTAATTGTGTATGTTTTACTCTCCTTTAAAAAAGGCAGCCTCTTTGCAACCGTTGGCATACCCACACCTGGAACTCCATCGAGGTTATCGCTTTTATCCCCTACGATAGCACGTGCCAAGGCAAAATTTGTCGGATGTATTCCGAACTTCTCTACAAGCCGACTGGTGTTTAAAACTTCCTTTTGGATTGGTCGAAAAACCACCGTCTTGTCATCACAAAGCTGAAAAAAGTCCTTGTCGCTAGACACGATTACCTTTTGCCAGGAATTGTAAACTTTGTGATTTGCCACACATGAGATAATATCGTCAGCCTCAACGCTCTCTAGCATGAGCTGGATGATGGGCATCTCGTTCAGCAGCTCAACCAATCTCGTCTGTTGCCAGACTTTATTCTTAAGTTCTTCCTCTTCACTCATGTTGCGAATCGAACGATTTAAGCGAATTGGTTTGCGACCGGCTTTATACTTCTTGTTGATCGATTTTCGCTTCTTAGAGCCGCCAGCACCATCCCAACATACAACAATCCCATCCGGCTTCGTTTCGCGGATTAGCTTTTGTAGGATCTTTAAGAAGCCCATCAGGCCGCCAATAGGGTGACCATTCGTTGACAAGCTGGGGTTGACAATATATGCTCGAAAATACATGTTCAGAGCATCGATAATTAAAAGTCTTTTATTTTTGTTCATGTGGATTCTTCAGGCTGTATGCATACAAAAGTGACATATCTCCAATGTCTCCATGGCGCAACGAGCGATTAGTTATTAAGGTTACAAATTTATCTTTCACTACGGTATTTCTCTTTAAGAATCTTTGCAAGTGGCGCCATGGCCTGTCCCACTTACGAGCCAAAACGACGAACAGGGTGCTGTTGCGGTGTTTATAGCTTTGCCATGCCTTGTCGAGCCAGTGACCATAGCTGGCGTCAGAAAACACAATCCGTGAAGGCTGCAACCAATTCATTCCCTTAAAACGAGAAAGAGAAGAGATGGCTGAACCTCCTGCGCTGTGACCAATGATTACTATGCCATTAATGGTTGGCGCACACTGATTAAACAGAGTACACTTTGTTCGCAAAACGTACGACGGCTCGTGGTATCTGCCAATAACTTGAATTGCGGTCAAGGCGAACTCGGTGACATCCGACACCCGGCGAAACACTCGCCCTTGACGCGATCTTGGAGTTCGTGTGTTCTGAGACCATGGCATCTCTGGTACAATTAAAACAAAGTTTCTTCCCTCGTCAGATAGAATCTTAGCGTTGTACAATAAGCGACGCTCAAAGTCGCGTTTGCCAAAGCCGCCTAGGCCGTGGAACCAAAAGATCAAATCAAGCGGCTCGTTAAATCGGGTTGTCAACGGTGCAAAAATGATATTATTTCGCGCGCCGTTCTTGTGCTTGTGGTCGACAAGCCCATTCCCGGGCAGCGGACCAACATAGGTCACGCCGCCCGGGGCCTCTCCGCGTTCGACTGTTGCCTTGTGCACACACTTCCACAGGCGCACAGTCTTTTGATATGCTCCATCCGCAACATACGTACGCGATTGAACGTTAGTTCGAGCGTAGGAGAATGTTACAGAAAACAGAACAGCAGTTGTTATTAAGCCTCTAAGCATTTCAGATATCTACCTTTGTCGCTTACCACGTCGATGGCGCTTCTTGTAGTGTTTTTTGCCATGGTGTCGCTTATTATACCCTCTATAGCGCCGAGAGTCAACTCGTCGATTGGGTTTTTTGTACCGCTTGCGATAGTGGCGGCGCTTATTGTACTTATTATACTTCTTAACATGTTTCTTGTGGCGAACATGATGACGTTTATAATAATGGTTCTTAAGCGGTCGCAGACGCAGCGGACGATAAACCCGACCTGAGTAGTGTACACGGCTGTGGTAGCGCGCGCGGACAACATGATAGCGGACGATCTTCGTGTACCGATCATAATGGACTCTGTGGCGTGGGATATAATACAAGTACCCTTCGAAACAGTCGTCCGGGTGTGAATTATATACCACTTCGTGTGGTGTTACATACCCACCCCCAACAAACAATTGCATTTGACATTCGGCCGTACCTAGGGTCCAGCCGCCTGCTAACATAAATATTACACATAAATTCATAGTGTTTTCTCCTTTGACACTATACTATTGCAATAACGGTGCCAAAATTGACAACATCCTTATTAAACTTAAAATTGCAACCTTGCCAGCCGGCTCGCCTTGCATTTTCACTTAATGGTTTTCTGGGTATGATGTTGTTTTTTGCTATGTCTTCTTTGAGAATCGTTCCTACTTTCTTAATTTTAGAAGATTCTCTATCATACTCAACAAGGATTAGATTCCACTTCTTTTCCCCCTCAAGAGAAGATAGCGTTGTGCGGTACTCTGCACCAACAAACTCAATTGTTCCATCTCTTTTTTCAAAAGACTTTTTATGAGCCTTTACTTGAAAAAGTTCAGCACAGTTATAACATCGATGGTCAATAGATTTCTCGTTTGCTGTGAGTTTTTCCAGGCGCCCCACACCGCAGGACGGACAACTATAGTGGTCTGAGATCCAATGCTCACAGGCTTCTCCATAGACTCTCGAATCTGATTTCCAGTGAGAAGGAACCTTCTTAAGTGACTCTTTTAAGCAATTATTCATTTTTTTACCTCGCTCAGCAAAGTTAATTGATCCACGTAATAGATCCAAGGGTGGTTGCCTCGAACACAATGAACAACAACTTCCCCCGTTGAGGGCAGGGCCTGGACGACAGTTGCCAACTCTCCATACAATCCATCTTGGATGGTAGCTATCTTAACCAAGTCTCCGACCTTCATATTAATATTACACTCTTTTTTTTAAAAAGTCAAGAAGTTTCTGTAAGCTTATTTCCAAAAGCCTTTTTTCGGATCGTAGACTGGATCTGATGGAAGTCGATTGCGGCGAATTGGTTTATCTTCCAACCAGCGATTAAAACAAAACAAAATAGCTTCTTGTTGCAGCGGGTAGTTAATGTGATCCGTACCTAGACCGTTTGGAAACAAGTCTTGGCTGTTTTTAGACCCTGCTCTATCCAACTGTTGCATCAAATAGGTCATGCCATCATAGCCGCTCGTTTTAGAGCCGGCGCCATACTCCTGTTTAGCTAACCTGTCAAACCCCTCCAGCAACCTGGAGAGCGTCTTTGGGTCACCCTTGTGCTTCTTCAGTAGTATCATGGCTGAACAAAGAACATGCCCTTCATTCAACTTGCCCTTGTTTTTTAAAAGCAGACGATCCAACAAAACAAGCTCTTCCTCGAAATCCTTCACAATTGGTGTAAAATTTTGAACTGTTGAACTGTATCTTGGGTAGCTTGGGCGGCCTAGAGCCGCATATTGAAACGCCTTTGAGAGACCGGATGCCTTTCCAATTTTAGTCTTCTCTGAAAGTTTATCATGAAGGCCAACTTCTCGATAGGCGCTATAAATTCTGTCTGCGGCACTCATAGAGGCGCCTGGATTATCCCATGTGTTGTAAAGCGCACGTGCTTCATCGTCTGACCAAACCTCATAATACTGTGCGATAACAAATGGCGGCACTGGGTGGCCCAAGGCCATTTCGGCTAACCAGTACTCCTGACGCGTGTTGCCATCGCCAATTACCTCATCGCCTTTTTTGTGATATGGGGTATCTTTCATATAGCGGACAATATGCACGTTTAACAGCGACTGTAAATTTAGCGCTGACGCAAACACTTTGCTCTGTCGAGCCAGTCGACTTAGCGTGTTTCTTTGGCAGTAAATTGGACCGAGCTTTAAAAAGTCTACCATCGGTAGAGGCTTGACATTGAATATTGCATTGGCAACGTTTGGTGCTGGCGCCGGTGCTGTCGAGCTATTTAGATATTTGTGCGACATGGTTTTCCTATACTCCTGTTTTACACTATTAGTATTGTTCATTCTTCTTCCTCATAAAACTCTTCGGCGCTGCCGATTCGTTTATCAAATTTCATAATTACTTCTTCATCCATCACGTCTAAAACTCGTTGTTTAAATTTAGGTTCTTCAAGTTTCTTTTTCCAACTCGCTGTCTGAAATTTGTCGGACGTGCCATCGCCGTAATCAAGCGTAAACCATGCACCGCTGTTAGATAAAGATTTCGAACCTTTAATCGCATCCAGCCAGCTTTCCTCATCCTGTACACCAACTTCACCTCCCCAGAGAATCTTAAAGTTGCATTGACGACCCTGGGTTCCAAAGCGTGATTTCTCTAGCTTTACCTTAACTTCGGAGCCAATTCTGAAACCTTTATCATCTAAAACAAAGGAGCTTTTTGCCTTTCGGCCAGTGAGCCAAATACGCAACGAGTATGCATATATCATGGCTTTTCCGCCGGGTGTCATATAGGGTGTTGTGAGCGCCTCAGATGGAGAGCGCGTAATGTTCGTTTTAAGCTGATTGAGCACCAGAAAAGTCGATTGACTATTCGCAATCGGCACTGTGAGCTTCGACATTCCCTTTGCTAGAATGCGAGCCTTGACTGCCATCGAAGAAAGCGGGTTAAAGTCGCCTTCTACGTCTGAAACAGCGGGAGTCAGGGCAAGAGAGTCCCAAATAAAGAGCATTTTGTTGTCATTGGCTGACAACAAGTCTTCAATAGTCTCTAATACAAACTCGACAGACTGTGCTTGCACATACAGCACTCTATCAACGTCACATCCAGCTTTTTCTAGAAAGCCTGGGTCAATCGCAGATTCTGAGTCGAAATAAACAACATCGATTCCCATCTTCTGTGCGTTTGCGGCAACTTGTGCCGCCATATAGCTCTTTCCCGTAGCTTCCAAGCCTGCAATTTCAACGATCTTTCCGATGGGAATGCCAGCCAGCTGGCCGCGGCAGATAATCGAGTCTAGCCATCTGGAGCCTGTTGGGATCCAATCTTTGACGAGAGTCGGACTGTCATCGTTTAAATTGTGCGCAACGTTCATACCAGCCTTCTTGTTGATAATATTGCGCATATCAGCTATAGACAGTTTTCCCGTCTTCTGTTTAGTAGTTCTTGCCATATTTTTGTCCTATATTAAAAAAGAATATGGGCGTGCGGACAAGCCGCACGCCCAAAAAGCTAGGCGCCCATCAATTCCTCGAAAGCCGCATCAACACTCTTAGTTTCTGTTTTATCCTTTGTGGATTCCGCAGAATATTTCTCAACCTGGGAAGAGTTCTCTTCCGGTTCATCTTCTAACAAATATTGATCCAACATCGAAGCGACATCCTGTGTAGTTTTGCGCTCAAACAGCCCGTTAAAATCTGGGATGTTCTCAAGCAATTCTGCACACTGCTTTGGATCCATTTCTTCGCACAGGGGCGAATTACGGCGGCGCGGAGTGATCTTCGTTTGGGGGAACGAAGCTCCTGCTGGTTTATCATATGCAATAACCAGATCCGTGCCATCCTCAACATCGGTGATGTCGCCATATTCAGGGTTTAGTACAAGTCTAAGGAGGGTCTCATATGCTGTCTTACCAAATCCCCAAACACGGACACCTTCGTCTTCTTCTCCGCGCACCAGAACGGGTGCGAAAAAGCGCTGACGAGTGAAGAGAGTTTTTGCCTCCCGAATACTACCCTCATCGCCTTCGCGAAAGAGCTTTGTTGCTAGTTCGCAAACTGGGCAGTCATCCCCAAAGTTTTTCTTTGGGCAAAGGAAGCCTGAGTTGTCCTTGCCAACGTTATAATGAAAGTAAAAGTCACGAAACGGGTCGCCATCCGATGTTGGCACAATGCGGAGTGTTGTTTCGGAACCGATTGACGGTCGCCAAAACGACTTATTACCTTCCTTCCCATTGTTCTTAAGTTTTCCTAGTCGATCTTTAATTTTGTTAATGTCTAAAGCCATAATATTTTTTTCTCCTTTATAGTCAGAGCGGCAAATCTCCCACTCTGCTGTTTTATATCATAACACAATTTTAACAAGCTTGTCAAGCTTTTTTAATCTGTTTTTTGTTTTTTTGCACCATCGATGCGTGAGCCTCACAAAAGACAAAAGATTCACTATATTGTGTCGTATAGATGCCGTACATTGCCTTTGCTTCGTCCGGTACAATCTTTTTCTTCACTTGTTTTTTTACCTCCCCCAGCAAAGAACCATCCTCGTTTAGTCTTTCTTCAGGTACTGCATAATAATACCTTTTATCTCGGGCTTTGTCAAGAGAAAAGAACATTTTCTCCTCGCCGGTGCTAAAATCAGCAATGCCCAATGTCGACAAGCGGGTGGAGGGAACTTGAACTGAGAAAGTGTCCATAATTGAATCCGTGTTTTTAAAAACACTAACCATATGGAAGGCGTACGCAATAACCTGATTCATTTTGTCGTAATAGTCCCTGACAGGCACATCTCCCACGATTTTGGCCACTTCGGGATTTGAAACAATGTACATACGCTCAAAAACTGCAGATCTGGCATATTCTTGAAATATGCCGAACAGTGCATTCTCTTGAAGCTCTTCAAGTTCGCTTAATAGCTCCAAATCTGGCTTTATATACATTATTGTGATCTTGCACTTCTTTGCTTTGAGGTGTTCTAAAACTCGCAAATTTGCTCCGGAAATTTTTCCGCAACTTGTGATAAATAAAACGTTTTTTCTCACACCCTTTAGGAATGTGCGCACCTTGATTACGGGACACTTCGCTTCGTAGTCTTCTGGGTGCTTCTGCTTTGGCATATCGAAGCAGCCCTTACCCTTAAGTCCCGTGTCGATTTTAAAAACTTTATACTGTGGGTACTGTTTAAATTGCTCTGCGATTGCACAGCCTGCTTGTCCAATTCCTACAACGTTCATTGATCTCCTATTAGATTGTTAACCTTTTCATATCTCCGAAGTTCTTCCCGGCCTGAGCGCCGACCATAAAATTCCCCAAGCTTGTCTCGGAAAAAACCCTCTTTAAGTTTAACAAAATATTCATATCTTTTTCAGAAAAATCAAGAACTAGGGAGTCGTGAATACAGAAAGCAATACGAGACTCCTTGCCTTCAAGAGCCGCATCCACCTTAAGCATTTGCATGCAAAACAGATCGGCGGCCGTTGACTGGATTGTGTAATTTAGAGCGTGGTATGCATCGGCTTCGATCTTTCTGCCGAAAACAGTCGTCACATGGCTGCCATCGTAATGTTTTCCAATCACAGCATCTCTGTCATATGCTCGGTTCAAAAGCTCGTCGCGCGATGCTGGGTTGTAAAGCCATGCAAAAACCCTTTTTTTAGCTTCTTCTCTCGTGCTACCATCTTTAAAAACGTTTGACAGATTCCACGTGTGGAGGTCTTGTTCAGGTTGGTCCTTGCCAAGCAGGCCCAGTAGTACTCTTAACTCAGCGGCGTTAAAATCAAGCTCGACGAACCAGTCATTTTGCGGCTTGATAATCTTGCGATAAGATTTATCCATTGTTAGTATAGGAAACGTGCCCTTCATAGTGGTGAGCCGACCAGTTTTGCTACCAAAAATATTATATCGTACGAAGGGCGCGCATGCATGCACCTTTTTGATAAATTGGCGCACTTTATATTCATGCATGCGAGAAGACAAGGCCCTAAAGTCTAAGTTCAAACGCTGGTCGGCAATCTTGTGTGTGGTTGCCCTAAGCCCTGTCAGGAGTTCATAGTTGGCTGGCTTTTCGCACGTGTTAAAAATGTGCTGCGTTATCTTATTTTTAATAGCGCAGAAATCTAACAGAAACTGCTCTGGTACCAAATCATAAAAGCAAAGCTCTGTCAAATCCAGGCGTGCTTCTTTGACGGAGCGATAAAAAGCCTTCAGTTTGTTTCTTACCAAGGTCCATTCGTCGACCAGCCAGTCTGGGCATGCCTCATCGAGAGATTTTCCGCCGCAATAAAATTGAGCATATTGCACATCGTGCTCGTCTAAGAAGGCCCCATAAGACCATGTGCTAAGCGCCTTGTCTTTTGGTAGCGACTTATCAGTCAGGCGGCCGTCGACGTAAACAAGCGGACAGCTTCTTTTTTCATCTAGAATTTGAAAAAGCACAAGGTTAACCTTTCGGCGTGTTATCTCTCACCTGTTGATTAATATACCTTATTGCAGTGCCAATGTCAAATCCTTTTTGGATTTTAATTGCTTTTTTTATAATTTTAGAATGTGTGTTCGATGACCACTTGACCTGGGCCTCTTTCACCCTTAAGTCAAAATACGACATAAGCCAGAAAATAGCACCATAGCGACTATCATATTCATTCCGACTCAAGATTTCGCGAGGGACGACCGTATATTGAGTTTCGTTCTCTGGGATTGGAGTTTCACCCCTCTTGTAGTTGCGGCTGGTGCACGTTGCACCATCGACAGTAGTAACATTTGGATAGGCAATTCGATACGTGTCATAAAACTCTTTTGTGTAAAACTTGAAAGCCTTGACGTCCAACATGTGACTTGGAAGATAATACTCATAATATACGTTATCCCGAGATACGCCGTACCGCTCCATGTATTTTGCCATTGGCTTTGAGCCCAAGTTCGCCACCAAGCGCCATGGCTGGTTAACATCGATGTAAAAGCCATGTTTCTTTGCGAGATCAGCATATGCAGAGAAATTTATATCTTGAAGCCAAGACATCGAAGTCGACATGCTTGGCGTTGTTTCCTTCAAGAAAGAGATAAACAAGCCGCTAATATGGGGGCTGACTGCGCGACTAAGAAGATATCCAGTGTAAGAAAATGGCGCAACGTGTGCTGTTAGTTGCAAGTAATCAAAAAATAGTTTTAAAAAATCCTTAAACGTTCGCAGCTTCTGCTCTCGAAAGCCTTCTTTTAAATAGCCAGCAACAAAAACGCGATAGATTTCGTGAACATACTCATCATAAGCTGAATCGACCGGCTCCCAGGCTCTCTGTGCATTAAGGTTCACTATAAGCGACTTTGTAGAAAGTCGTCCTTGGGAAATTGCCAAATTGTACGCGGTCACAAAATCATTGTATGCATCAGCAACAAAATCAACAGCAAACAGGGCTTCTGACCCGAGGCTTTTTATTTGACTTAAGTTAATTTCCGACAATATAGATGCATTACCTTCAGGGTCGGTGCGCCCAAAATAAAAAAGGTCGTCTTGGTGGAGATTGATGACGTTGGGTGGCAAGCCGGCCAGCTCTTTAAACGGCAAGGCGGAACGGAATATATCCGCGGTAATGCCAGGTGGTTTTGTAAAATTAAACATTATCGCTTGTCTCCATTATTACTTACCCTCCGGACACTTGTATTTCCAATAAGGCTTCATCTTCTTTATTTTCTTGCCGCCAATTGTCACTGTCCAGGCTTTATAAATAATTACACCCGGGCCAAATTTTGCTGCAGCTTTTTCTTTTGTTTGGTCTTCAGGATTAAAATGATGCTCCATTGAGGCGACGCAGTACTTTGCTGTCTTGACTGTCACCTTCTTTTGAGCCTTCTGTTCTTTGGAACTTGCCTTTGCCACTATGTCGGCCTTCTTTGGACGGGGCGGCTTTTTGGGCTTCTCTTTTGCGGCCGCTGCTTCGCCGGCCTTTATAGCTTTATCATGTTTCTTTTTAGCTTCGGTTGATTTTGGCGTATCCGCTGGTGGGGCGCCCTCTTTAACTGTTTTATCATACGCCTCTTTTTTAGCTTTGTCTGCTTTCTGTTCTTCTTCAATTCCTCTGTATGGTTCTGGTTCTTCAATTGGCCAATATTTACCTGAGATATCTAATTTTTTCCACTTCTTTGCGGGCTTGTAGCTGTCCAATGTTATCTGGCCGTAGGTCTTTGTTTTATTCTTTTCAGCGTCTCGATCCTTCTTGTCTTTGTTTTCTTTCTTGGCTTCCTCTTTTTTCTTAGCGTCTGTGGTGTGACTTTCCTTTTCCGAGACTGGCTTGGTAGTTGCGGGGGCCGGTGCGCCGGCTTTCTTGGGTTCGCCATGGGTCTGCCAGATCGCATCCACTATAGTATCAAACTTACCACTCTCAAAAATACCCTCTACCTTGACGGCCTGATAATATCCTGAGATATTTAACATTTTGGCGGCGGCTTTGCCAATGGTTGGCATAGGCTCCAGGTGAGTAATTTGTCCGGGTACAAAAAACGGGGAACCAACAAGGTCGACCGTGCAACTATAGTGGTTGGCCAACTCTCCGTCAGAATTCTCCCCTTCTCGCTCGATGACTGCCTCTCTCATTCCGTTTTGCTGTGATCTTTTGAAATTAAACTTCTTAACGGGGCCCTTGTCGCGTCCCAGTCTTAAACTTAGAATGCCCTGCTCTTCATTGGCGCCTAGAGTGACCTTTGGATTTTGCTCTTCTGCGTATACAAACAGCACCTGAGTCAGTTTATCAGTCGGCGACCATACTTTCGGAACAACGTTTTTTAGCGCACTGACGTTGTGCACGGAACCGCGGGAAATAGCCGCCTTGTTGCCTTTCTTCGGGAATGTGAGCGAACTCATCTTTGGGGTCATTCGCTGAATGTTTTGTTTGGACGTATTGCAGTCCCGACCCACAGCTGCCAAAATCATTTGCTGAACTGCATCGGCAATAAACTGACGAAGTGGCCACTTTGGTTTAATTGGGCTCACTGCTGTTTCAAGCCACCAGCGCATAAATAAGTTTAAGGAGATGGGAATGTCTGCAATGTTTAACGACTTTCGATTGTTGGTGTCCGAGCGGGGGTCGAGCCAAGAACACGGACCAAATGCAACCGTCATATTTGACTCAGCAGCATATTGAGTTTGGCGGCTCTGTAGGACTCTACATGCAGTTTCCATAAGATCCCCAAAGAGGAAAAAATGAACGCGCAAATCGCTATCTGTGCCTTTTCCAGCTGATTGGCCGGTGACTGCACTGGTTGTTGTCTCTCTCTTCTTTTCTGTCTTGGCTGTTCCAACCTTGCCAACTTTTTCAGCGGCCGCATCGGCTAATTTCTCGCTGGTCGTCAAATTTGAACGACCAACTTTTAACCCGCCCTGCCTTTGTAAGTTGCCATCGGAGCGCGCTTGCGCCTTGCTCGCATTCCCGCTGGCATGCTGCTGTGCTGTTATCTCAATTTGTTCTTTGTTGACGTCGACGTAGAAAAGGCGGCCGCCGCCTTCAGCAAGAACCTTAAAGAACTCCTCTATGAAAGCTTTATAGCGTATGGTCATAACTTGCGCGGATGCATTTTTAAAAGAGTCGTGCCGACTGCGCCTATCACGCGCATCATCGGCTGCTTTTTTTGCATCTCTTTTCGCCTGAATTGTTTCGTCTGAAGCGCCCCAGGCCGCGGCCCAGGCGCTGGTCGCCACTTCGAAGTCTTCTTTCGCTATAGCAGCTGCCACTGCTGCGTCGGCGCGAGTGACTTCGGCGTCAAGCTGAGCAAATGCTCTTGCGTTCTCTTCGCGCATGCTGTCGCGCAATGTTTTATCGTCGATCCAAAAGATGTCCATCGATGGCGCCATGAACGCGCCCTCTATCGAGCCAACCCAGTCGGTTTCCAGCTCAATTGAACCATCCTGTTTGAAGTTAATGTTATGTTGGTTTATTTCTAGAAACAACGTATAACCCATTGAGTCTGCAAGATCTTTCAGTTCCTTTGCTCTCGCTCCGCCAGCATGACTCATTGCGCTTTCGGTGGTTTTCCAACCTAGGTGCACCTTAATTCTGTAATATGGTGAATTTCTAGTAAACCCAGGCAGGTGCTTTTTCATACCTTCACGGAAGTCCAATTCATGTTGAACTGTCCATGTCTTGCCGCCAACAGTGGGCACTTGAGCGCTGTTATAAAGTTTGGTATAAGGACTTGTCGGTGTGACCTCGTTATTTTTGATGGCGCTGCGGATTCGCTCAATTGAGGGAGGAGCGTTCGTGTCCTTGTCTTGGCTGTCACCGCAGCCCTTTCCGTAGCGGATTAAATCCATCCAAGAGACTTTTGAGCAATCCTTGGGGCCGGCCTTGCTCTTGCTTAAACCACTGGGCCACGAAGTGGATGCAGCATCCTCCAAGAATGAGTTTAAATTTTGAAAATGGATTACCATTTTTGCTTTAACTACCTTTAAGTTGGCAGGGTTGGACGAATCGTGAGTAAAGTTAAAACTCTTAAGACCAACAGCCTTGGGTCGGCCATGGCCACTGGACAGCATTTGATTAAGATCAGAAAGATCCACGTTTTCGTGGAATATGTACTCGTTTGTGCCCACCTCTTGACCTTCAGAATTGTAACGTATTTTAAAAAGTCTAAAATATGGCACCATAGAGCTAATTTCCAACGGCGACATATCTAAATATTTGGAAATATGCCTTCGTTGGGTTAGTTTGTTGAGGATGGTTGTCGAATCTCCGTTTATTTGTGAGATCTGCTTATAGTGATTAGCATTGGCGCCCTGGGCCTGGGCGACAACAGTGCCTTCGGCGGTAAGCTGATCCAAGTGGTCAATTAAGAAGCACTGCTCTTCGAATTGCTGAGCGCGAGCAGCGTTAAGCTTTGAGTTCTCTTCTTCCTTTTTTGCGGGATCAGTAGTTGCTTTAATTTCTGACATTTCTTATACCTTGCCTCTGGGTCCTCTACAGGTCTAAATACAGGAACATCCTCTCTAGTGGCGCTGGAATGTATATTAATTCACCGAACTTCATGTGAGATTCGGTTGGTTTTTTATTAAACCAGGCTATAATCCACCATAAATCTGAGCTACCGTAGTGTTCGTGAGCCAATTTATAGAAGCGGTCTCCCTGTTTCCATATGTGCTCTCGCAAAGACAAAGCTTCGATTTGCTCCGGAGTTATCTCTGGAAATTCTGCCGTGGCATAATGTGAAATGTGCCTAACTCCGCGCTCTTTAAAGGTCTTCTCGTAAATTGCCTCGTCATTGAACCTAACAAATCTTTCTGAAAATCTAGATATTGACATTTATAAATCCTCTTATCCTTTGCCTTTCGACATGCTGTTTTCTCTCGCCGTTCTAACTGGGTCTGGCGTAGATTGATTTGCGTCAGACGGACCAGAGATAGGGGTTTGATTTTGTGGTGTCGATTGACCATATAGTGTGCCTTTTACAGAACTCATCCAACCTCCGAGCGGGCCCGCAGGAGAGGCGTTGGGCCGATAAGGAAACTGATCGCTCTTCCCTCGCCAAGTGCTGCCATTCCAGCCCAGATTGTGGGAGTGAAGCACGTGAAATGTTAAATCCAATTGAACTGTCTGGGGGTATAACTCATTTGGTCCTGCGGTGTGGAATCCCTCCTGGTCAAACACAGGCGTATAACTCACGCCTTCGACGCGTCCATTTAGGCCGGTGCCACTGTCATTGTCCTGAATCAAGTTAGCAAACTTTATATTCAACATTGGTGGCGCCACAAGCGCTGTGGAGTCTTCCTCGCTAGTATACGAGGGGTACATGTAGGTCACCAACTTACTGCAATTTTCTAAGTTCTTTTTCGCTTCATCCAAGTCGACTGAAACAACTTTCCATCCAACGGTTATCACCCTCTTCACTGACTTAAATGTCTCGATAGGATCCATTCTGCCATATACGTCGACGGATTCCCAGTCTGTTTTGTAATCGTCAGAAAAGGATGTTAAAAAAGCGTTAAACGAAACCATGGACTTGCTGGGTATGTGCATGATGTTGAGCGTCAAGCCATTATTTGCTAGAGCCGTTACAGCATCAGCATAGGTGTAGGTCGTCCCGCCTACTCCGTGATTCCGGCCATCGTTTGTGGTTGTGTCGTTTACCGCGCTAGCAATATATTCGCCGCCGCTAGCAGCATCGGCGAGGATGTTAGAATCATCTTTGTTGTTTGGCATTGTAGTTCTCCATTAGCTCAGTTTTGCCTCGTTGTATTTTCCATTAAGAGCGGCGTTAACTGCACGTGCCAATTCGCGCTCATTCAGTTGCAACACGATGGTATTGCCACCAGTTGCTGCGGCAGCGGCGGGGGCAGCTGCAGCTGTGGTGGGCCCACCCTTGATCTCCTTAACTATATTAAGCGCCATCTGCATTGGCTCAACTCTGGCCTCTGCGGATGATCGCGTTAAGTCGGCCATAGCCTTTATTGTGTGTGTGGTTTGGGCCAAAACCTTTGCGTTCATTCCCTTTGTTTGGGCCAGTGCATCAACCGTATTTCTGAGTGCAGAAAACTTATCTTCGTTGAATTCGATGTCTTCGGCTGCTTCTGCCATGGCTTTAATTGCATCGACCATTCCATATATGGTTGTAATTGTTTCACTTCCAATGTTGCCCATGCCTTGGAAGATGTCTCCCATTGCTTGCAGGTCGTCAGTAGAGATGAAAGCCAATGCGACGGCAATCGCACCTAGGCCAAGTGCTATAGCAACCAACGCGCCGGCCGCAAAGATGCCGGCAAATGCCAGGCCCATAGCACTAAGAGCCATAATAGCCAACGACCCTGCAACCATCAGCACAACCTCGTGATTTTGGATCATCAGTGTCACAAGGCCAGTGATTGAATCAATTATTGCAGCAATCCCGAAGGCTAATAGCCCGAAGCCGGCTGCAACCAGCGCGATGGCTACACCAATCATGAACAGCGGCGGCGCTAGCGCGTAAAAGCCCGGTGCGGCAGCAAGTGCTGCGGTTCCAAATGCCATGAGGGCCGGGGAGCCGAATGCGACGGCCGCAAAGAGCATGCCCAAAACAACCGCAAGAGTGATTCCGTCAGTACCTAGGCCTTTAAAAGCCACGGCCATCAAGGCGAATCCACCCAACACCATAAGAATTGCGAAACCCGCTGAAAGGATGGCTGCAGCCAGGGCCATTATCGGCGCTGCGGCTGCCGTTGAAGTGGCGCCTAAAAAGGCTGTTGCTCCCGATAGAACGGATTTCGAGGCCGCGTTTGCGCCTTCAGCGACTGTGCTAGCACCAGTGGCCTTGGCGTACAGCGCCTTTGCTGCGGCGGTGGCAGAAATGGCGATTTGCATGCCCTTGAATATTGCCCACATTGCACCCAGACCAATCACCACGGGCTTACTTGTTAGGCCCATGTCCCGCAATATCCCAACAAAATCACGCGCATAGCCAACGAGTGGCATGAAGAATGCAGATAGATCATTAAGTATCCTGCTCCATTCCATCATGACAGTATTGTTCAGCTTGGCCTGCTCTTCCATTGCTTTCTGATCAGCATCTGCCTCTTTCATCTCGGAAGCCCACGCGTTAATACCTGCAGTGCCTTCGCGGAATACTTTACCTGCTGCCTCGACAGACATTCCGGCCGCTTGCGCGACCGCCTTTTTGGCATAATAACCCATATCGTTCCAAGACTGCCCTGATTGCTCAATTGCACCAGCAAGAGCGCGAACACGTTCAACTGGATCTGTTTTTTCGATCATTTCCATGGAGTTCAAGAAAGGTCCGCCGAGTATTGCGTTCAATTCACCTACGTGTTGAGCGGCGCCTTCAAATGTATCAAACTGATCAGTTATTTTAAGCAGTTCGCTGATTTCCATACCTAAGCCACGGGCTACTTTTGCTGATTTCATGAATATCTTTGTTGCGTTTTTGCCGAATTTAGAGATGGTTTCTGAGTTTTTATTAAAGTCGGATACCATCTTGCCCGTCGTGACACCGATCTGCTGCCCTACCTCAAAAAGCTCTGCCGTGAAAGCCTTAGTCTCGTCTGTTGTTGCATTAAAGACGGTTTTCATACCCTGGAAAAGCTCTGTTTGTTCCTGAGCACTAACACCCAAGCGCGTCATTTGAACATTGAACGCAGCCAAATCTTCTTTGGCGGTTTGCGACAGCTGATTAAAGCCGGTAAAGCCACTGTAAAGAGCCTGCATAGATTCAGCTGCTTCTTCTATTGTGGCAGAAAATTCGCTTGTGTTCTCGTACGTGTTCTTTATCATTGCATCGTACTCCATGCCAGCACCGGTGGCAGTGCGAAAGCCAACTTGAGCCTTGTCGAGTGTAAATCCCAAACTGATGCCTCGCATTGCAAGAAATACCAAGGAATCCGACATCTTTTCGGCTGCAGCTGACGCCATGTTAATTCTGTTTTCTAAGGAGAAGAATTTTTTCGCCGCATTGCCAATTACAGCAGTCCAGGCGCCTCCGGAGGCCTTCAATTGACCCATTTTTGTGGCTATGTCACCAGATGCATCCGCTATGCCGAGCATCGAATTCAGATTGCCAGACAGCCTTGTTCCCAGTTCTTCCGTTAACGCCAATCGCCTTTCGGCGTTTCGGGCACTGCGAATCTCTTCTGTTAACCTTTGTTTTTCAGTCTCCAGCATTTCCTCGCTCATTAGAGCAATTTGTACTATTTCATCACTCTGATTTTGGAGGGAGGCTAATCTCTCTTCTGATAGCTGATTGGCTTTTTCGCCTGTTGCGACCGCCTCTTTGTGTTTTTGGATAGTCTTCTCTACCTGGTCAAACTGGGCATTTAATGCTTCCTCCTCCATGCTTAAAAGCTGGGCTCGCTCTTCGTATTTTGCAACTAGTTCTTGATTGGCTTGCAATTGCGCAGCCACCTTATCATAACTTAGACCAAGAAGTTTATTATACTCCTCGGCGGCTTTGAGACGCTCTTCTACAGCCTCCTTGTGCTGCTCCTCAAGGTCCAGTAAAACCCGCTTTGATTGTTCTTCTTCGCGACTCATTTACAAGCGCTACCCCCTATTTGAATGGCCACTTTAAGCCGGTTTTAAGTTCAAACCCGCGGACAGCCTTGTCTAGATCATATTTACTGGCATATGTTTTGGCGTCATTCAAGCCAAAAGACTTATATGCTTCCAGGTACCTTTTCTCTGCGGCTAGAGTTTTAGAGAAAGCATCAACTTGCTGGGTTGTGCCCTTGACTTTAACCGGGATTGCGACGTCTTCGCCGAATGCGCGACGCATAACAACTTTTACTAAATTGCCGAACATTCGCAGAAAGCTCTCTTCCAACTTTTTGTCTTCGGCAGCGTTTAAATCGATAACAGCTGTGGTCATCGTTTCTTCAGTGATATTTTGCATGCAAAAATCTCCTATTAATACAATAGTAATTAGTCATGTGGGGGGAAAATATAGAAAAGTGTTTTATCTACTTCGAGAACTGCGTCGAGCTTTATCCATTTCTTCACTTTCCTGCTCAAATTGTTTTCGAAGTCGATCTAAGAACCACATTCGAATGACAATGGGCAAGTTGTAAGCCTCTGAAAAGCTCCAACCGCCGTGATACTTTAAAATAAAGAATTGCTCGTAGACACTCTCGATGTAATTATCGTCTAGGCCAAAAAAAGTCCGTCGTAAACGGAACCTCCATTTCTTGCTCGTATCCGCAAGATGTGCACACAAACTCTTGAGTTAAATCAACGTTTGGCGTCACTTCAGAGAGGGCATCGCGCAAATATCGCGAGTCCAAGGCCGGCATATTGGCGATAAACTTGTTAATAACAGAACGATCCTCTGTGCCATTGATCGAAACAATAACTTGGCGAAGTTGGTCTGTTAAGATTGCCTCTGCGGCCTTATTTTTTCGTCGCTGCTCTGCTAATGTAACGAGCTTGCGCTCATCCGCACCGGTCTGTAAGCGAACAACTGTACGGACTTCAGACTTTGGCAGCAAAATGGCAAATTTGCCGTCACCCACTGGTTCAATGTCAAATGGGTTCGACTCTGTGCCGTCCTTAACCACGGCCAAATTCAAGTCGAAGGAATGTTCGCTGTGCGTTCCGCAAACCGGGCAAGTGATTTTCGTTTCGTAATTTGCCCCATAGCCTGTAATTCGCGCTGCGATCAGAATGGCATTTTTATCGCCCGAAAGCAACATGTCCGGTTTGATTTTCTTATTAACAAGGACATTGCTCAAGAAACGATCAATCGCTATACCCTTCTTGATCAAGGTCCGTGAAGATAGAATATCCTCATCCTTTGCAGTCATGAAGCGAATTTCTACGGTCGATTCATTGTGCAGAGGGTGCCCTTCTGGATAGTACTTACCGGCAGATGGCAAATCAACAAACTCCGTAGGAGTCGAAAAGTGAAATGGTGTTTCCTCTGATTTGGTAACTGTCGGCATGGGGGGTGGGTCTGACGGCGGCATTGCGCCGCCAATTCGGTCGGTGTTATTTCTAGTAGTCATGTTTCCTCATTTTTGAAAATAATAAATTGGTGTACTTTATTATAGCATATTGATAGTCTTTAGTTAAGTCTGCGATTATGCCACGGGAGTACTGAATGGATGCTCCACATTTGCCCAATCATAACGAAGGTCTAATGTGACCTCAACCATATCTTCCGAATCATATGACAAGTCGCCAAATTTAACGGATTTAATAAATGCATTTTTAAGAGTCCATTGCTCTATTATCACAGCCTCGGGAAGCTCAGAGCCTCGATCTGGACCAAGTTGTCGGATGAGAACATCACCTACGGCGGCAGAAGCTGCAGCTTTTGTAACCACAGTCTGTGTCGCATCGACTAAATCACCCGGGTTACTTGGGTACCCTGATCTTTCTAGCAAATTCATAAGCGCCCTAGACGCGTCGGCATCCTCACGGCCGGGATCCACAAGCGTTACGGATATATCATCCCATTTAACACGACCCGGGTATTTAAACGTGTGGTTTAAGAAAGTGTGGTCTGCGTCTTCCATGCTCCATGCGGGCTTTGAAGTCGATTTTACCATGTAATTGTGTACATGGTCCAGATCACCAAAACTCAGCAAAAATCGATATTGCCTTTTCGGCTCCATAGAGCGCTCTGTCCAAAATGCCATTTTTTATTTTCCTCCTGTTTTAATTAGTTTCTTAACTAAATTAATCTTCATCTTTTTAATCATCAAATGCAGCGCCGGAATTTGTAATTACGAAATCAATGGCAATAAATTCAATAGCACGTGCGGGCTTCAAGAAGATCTTTGCATACAAGACGTTTCTATCAACCAAGTCTGGGGTGGTGGTGGTGTTATCTAACACAACCTTATAATCAGACAGTCCCAGTCGAGTCTGAATCGAGGACAAGAACGGGTTAACCCGAGAGGTAAACCGATCCCATGTTGCCAACACGTTTTGATCAAACAAAACCGTGGCGGCCATTCTGGAGACCTCTTTCTTAATGTAGATCATCAATCTTCGTACGTTGATTCGATCCAGCGCCGATGGGGTAACTTGCAAGGTCTTTTGACCGAAAATTACAATACCTTCAGCTGGGAATGAAGCAATCGGATTAATGTTTGCTTGATAGAGCTTGTCTCGCTCTTTCGAGGTGAGTTGCTGGCGCACTGCAGTAACGGGAATTCCGGCTGCGCCGCCAGTTAAGCCTCCGCGAGTGAAGCCCGCCGGAGCAAACCACAGTTCCGAAGATCTCTCTGAACTAGCCATTGCACCAAGAGCAACTACCGATGGCGGTGCCCAGAGCGAACTACCCTGAATTGTGTCTTGGATTTGAACCCATGGATAAAATGCACATGCATAGCTAGAGTTCAGGCCGCGGTCTTTCATTGACGTCACCGCCTCATCAACCGAGTGGACTCGGGTTGCTTCATCATTTGTGCTTTCCGCACTTGGTGTATAATCATTTTCAATATCGATAATTGCCAGAGCGTCTGCGCGGCTCTCAACCGTATTGATCAAGTGATTGGTCAATCCCTGGTTTGTGCAGCCTGGAATTGCAGCAATGTTGTATTCGACCAATTCTGGGTCGGCGAGACAATCAATTGCGCGCTTAATTGAGTTAAACTCGTAACTTGTTCGCTCAGCCGAGCCAATTGCATGGTTACCGAACGGGTCTTTCTCTCTTACATCCAGACCGTCAAAGCCGCCATGGAAGCAAGTCGTAAACCTATCATAGCCGTGCTCCAAAATTGCTTTATAAGAAGCACTGTGATAGGTAACTGAATTTTGTGCTGCACGGGATCCTGAGCTATATGTCATGTTCAGGTTTGAGCCCGCAGAACCTGACGCCAGATCATCCAGTGTGAAAATCCACATGTGTTCTGTAGTGCCCAGTGCATTGACTGCGGTGCTGCTTAAGCCGCCAGGCTTGGCACGAAGCAAGTCGCCCATGCTGTCTTCCAGTCGGGTCGAAGTGGCTGTTCTGCCAACGTCAACACCCCAATACGCATCTTTCGGACTTGAAAGATTTGTGTCGACAGCAGTCTGTCGAAGTGGGATTGCCGGGAAGAGAAACGAACCGGTGAAATTGTTAAGGTTAATGCCCGTGGTAGAGGAGGCAGAGATACCAGTGAGAATTTTGGCGCCGCCGTGAGCGACAGGGCCCTGTGGCATATCTGTAGCATGCACAAATGAGTGCACCTCCCGAGACCCCGAAGCAGACGCGCCGTAAGTGTCAAAATCGATGTTCGAGTCGCCAATGGCGCCGGAAAGTATCGCAAAGCCTTTATACCGTAGTGGGCCATAAACGCCGAATGGAAGACATGAAGGGGCCTCTGAGCCGTCGTCGACTGAAGTGGCGCACTTCACGCGCATGAAGCGCGATGCGTTGGGAAATCTACCATATTGCTTATAGCGCTTTTCAGTTTCATCCCATTCCGAATAACGATCACCAATCTTTCGTGCAATGAAATTTGGGGAATTAGGATTCAAATTGCACATGGAGTATCTCTCTACAACCTGAATTGCAGAGTCTTTGTCACCCATTCTCCGCAAAACAACCGTAAAGGTGCCGTATGGGTCGTAATCATTTTGAGGGGCTTTAATGTCTTGGATGGAAACTTTAAGATTCTTCTGTTCCCAGTCACCAGTGTTCATACAAATTAATTTAAATAGCTTCTTGGGCGTGTCATCCGATGCGCCGCGAAGTTTAAAGACTGAAGCTTCGCCAAGATCTTGGGAAAAGAACCAACCCGTCTCGGGGGCCTGCGTTCCCATGGAAAAGTCACCACCAATAGCGCTGCCACTCTCTAGCGGAAGGATAAAGGCATGTTTCGCCGTGGTTGTGACGTATGTCGATACTGATCTTTCGAATGTTTCACCCACCCAGTAAGTCCGCACCGAATCTGTCTCGGTAATCGTGCTGTTTGTTAGCGTTGGGTTTGTGTTCGCAACCTTGCGAATGTACAAGTCGGAGGTACGGTCTAAATTGAATTTAACGACCTCTTTCTCGTTTTGGTTACCATCTTGAACTTTTAGTACAAAGTTGCCGGCCTCGTCCGAATCCATAAAGGCAGCTGCTGAAGCTGTGTGCGTTGTTGTCCCGCGCAAACTGCCTTCTAGCGCAACGCTACCAGTGGCAACATATACAATTGCGGCTAACGTGCCGGTTGTCTGAGCGTTGTATGAGGACGAATTGCACATAAAGATACCAAAAGCGCCGTGGTTTGAGAGCGGGTCAGTGGTTGGCGAGCCAACATCCCAACCGGCTTGGCCAGCTGTTGTGGCTTCACTGTGTTGCACACCCAAAAGTCGCACGAAGTTAATCGGCGAAGAATTGCGCAACCAAGCTTGGGCTGCGTATGCGGCATATGTTGGGGAGGTATAATTTCCATCTCTCCAGATATCACCACCTACAGTCCCAGGAATTGGGTTTCCGAAGATATTAACAAACTCAGAGAAAGATTCTACTCGCACAGGGCGCATTCCGGGGCCTCTCTCGGCTCTACCGATAACTACTGGGCCAATTCCGGCTTCTGAAACAGCCGTTCTTTGGGAATTGTCGATCTCATTGAGAAAGATTCCCGGGGACACAAACTTAAACTTTTTAACTGACATTCTTTTTCTCCTTCAGCGATTATTTTCAGGAATGGTATGCATTCATTTTCTCTAATAAATAGTAACGCAACGATCCAAAAACCAATTATTCTCGATAAAAACCATCTTTTCCGGTATGTTCTGGTATATCACCAAATATAACGCGTTCCCTGGGCATTTTAACCTCGACGGCATTTTCCCTAATTACAATTTTTGGCGTCTCTTGATTTTTGTCATCGCCGATCAAATAACCTAAAACCTTGACTGTGATTTTCGTTTTGTAGAGGCGCTCGTCGACACCCATTGAATCTACATTGTTTTCTTGTGCGAAATCCGGCTGTATAAAACCCTCATAGCGGTGATCTTCATGGGACACGACTATGTGATTTATACCACCAGGCCTGGTTATAAAAGGTGTCACGATCTCGTTCATTTGCTGTTGATATTGCGACATTATATTAATCGAATATGCTACATCAATATAAACTGGCATTGGAATTGTTTTGGTCTGATAAACTATTTTGGTGTTTTCAATCAGGTTTCCAAAAGCGTCGCGCTTTGGGTAATTTTGCTGGTTGCGTCTTAAACTGGACCACGCATTTGCAAATTTCGAAGTCTTATCTTGGTTTATTCTCTTGCCTATGGTTATCGAGCCTCGCTTATGGTCGTTATTGGGGGGGATGTGGGCCCAGTATGTCCCCTTGCGCGCTGGGTCTTTAGTTACACTTTCACGCGTGACCGATATCACTGGCGCTATAAGAGCGCCGGAATCATCACGCAAACTCTTGTCTGCTTTTGCCTTATGGGCACGCTCAGACATAACCCAGGCAACTGGTACTTTAGACCAACCATCGTTCGTTGTACAAAATATGTTTAATTCTTCATTCACCCACGAAAAAAACGCGCGGTCAACCGTTTCTATTGTTGATGGTGACACTTCTATTATTTTATTCGGCATTGAAAGTCCCCTGTCGTGCTTTGATACACTTTGCTTCAATTTCTATTTTGTGATCGGCTTGGCCAAAGATTCGTTTTGGTTCATTTAAGGTAACTATCTCGTAGTGGTCCTGACCATATTGCACAAAGTCACCTTCGCGGACGAAAAGATCCTGGTCCTCCGTTAAACGGCGCTTGTGAAAGTGGATCACGATAGATGGACGGCGGTCAATACCAAAATTTGTTGTTGCTGTTTCGTACCCCTCCCAAACAACAAGGGCATAAACTCTTATCGGGGGCAAAAATGTTTTCTCGATTGCCTCGCCATAGAGTGAGTGAAAATTTGTGTGTTCTATGCTTATTGGAAAATATAATATCTGCTGGCCGATGACCGTCTCGATGAGTTCATCGTTAACCTGCTTAACAAGGTCTCGTTCCTCCTTGCCCAAAAACATTGGCGGCGGAGGTGCAGCTGGTTGTGTCCATTTGTTATCATCTTTTGCCATTTTCTACCCAACAATAAGCGGAAGTGGAATCTTTTCTTGCACCTTGTTAGTTGCCTCAACGAGAGCAACATCCTCTTCCATAAGGTTGCTATATGTAAGTTCATCAAGTGTTGTTTTTAGTTCTTCTCGCAGTTTTTCCTGCTCATCTTTCGCCTGACTAAGCAAGTCAGAAGCATTTAACGTTACAGATTCGCCCGGGATCGGTATTGTTGCGAATTTGCCACGAATCTGACCTAGCATTTCCTTGCACAGCGCCAATGCGAAACGGCGGATCCATTGTTTACCAATCGAGTTAATATTAACATATGGAATATTCTCAAATGGTAGCGTATTCATGTTATTGATACCCTGGATTCCGGAGTCTTTATTTGGTTCTTCTTCTACCCACGCATCGCTTTGTACAAAGAATTGAATCCAAAATTTCCCCGGGCTTTGACTGTTTGGTTTTGGAAATATTCTTAAGCGATTGTTTTTAAGCTCATATGAATAGTGAGAGTTCCTTGTATATATTGCGTCTTCAAAAGCCATGGCTTGTAGTTTGTTTTGCCACGCAGGAATTACCTCAAAAGTAGAGTCGTCAGCAAACTGACCATAGCTGGCCAAATCGCCCACAGTGTTGAGGCCGCCGTAATAACCATAAAATCGCCACATCGCATGCGGAGTCTTATAAAACACCTTGGTTATGACAATCCGCCTGTCCCCAATCTTATTTTGGTACTCAATACCCTCTGTCAGCGAACTAGAAGAAACAATTGTCTGTAGGTCGTAATCCTGCGTCTCGCTAGACGTTTCGAAGGACGCTGAATATATGCGATGCTGCCCGCCCAGACCGGTCTCTGTTGCAACAGCAGCGCCGACGCGTCGAGCATATGAGAATTCCCACTTAGGATACTTAAGCTCTATGTTCGAGCCAGAGAGAGCGTGCCCATGGTGTATCTTGCCATTGTGATCAAAACTAGCAGTCGAGTTGCCAAGAACATTTGAAAGGACGTTTTTGGCCTGGTGGACGTTGACAATATAAGAATACTCTAATACCGCATCTTCATATGCAGAATAAACTTGCCCTTCCGTGATCTCAATATTTAAGGTGCCACCACCAAGCTTCTGGTAAACATAAGCTACTTGATCTGATGCGCCTGAAATAAATTCAACTGAACCGGAATAAATGCCCAAAGGCAGCGCCGAGACGACATTTGCCGCACTTCCCGTCGCTGGTAAAACTACAGTGTTGGTCGCACTGGTCGGATTAAGGTCTCTTATTGCCATGTGTATTTTGCCCTCTCCATATAAATAGTGTTTTAAAAGACAAAACCCCACATTGAACAAGTCAATGTGGGGTTAGGGTTTATAAGTTGGCTATTTTATTAACCAAGTAAATCTTCTACGACAACAACGCCGTACATATCCGGTCGCACCATCTTCTTGGCGTAACGGGTCATAACCCCTTTACGTGGTACGAAGTCTTCCGTACCGAAGATTGTCGGCGTAACTTGCAATGGTACGTAAGGAGCATATACGTAGCCACTCTCAAGGAAACTGCCACCTTTGCGACCAACAAGAATTGCATTGCGCGGGAAGTATGGATCAACCCAAACGTCCCATTTCTTGCTGATACTACCAGCCTTCACTGCACCAACAGTACCTTTGTCGCTGTCACCCGTGATACTAGCACGGAATCCGGACGTGAACTCAAGAATGTTAGCAACCTCGGGGCCACACACCAAGAAGTTGGCGCCGCCACGAAGCGTTTTACGGTGAATCTGTGCGGATACATCATTAATCGTTTCAACAAGTGTCTCGTACCACTCAGAAACAGTGCCGGTGAAGTCCGGATACAGAGTCTGATTGGTGCTGTCACCAGTTGTGCGATTAACAAACTTGCCGGGCTTGCGGGACCAGTGATAGGTCGCAGCTGTAGCGCCTTTAAGCAAATCTTCTAAAATCTCGCGGTCGATTTCCAAAGCAATGTGCTCAGAAAGAACACTGGTCAACTCGACCTCGGCATCAAGATTGTGATAAGCATTCAAATCTTGACCAAGTTCGGGAGTCCACTTTGCTTTGAGTTTCTTGGTCATTGCAGTGACTGCCAAAGAGTCGACTTTGATGTCGATTTCTGGAATCGTCTCTGAATTCTCAAGTCCCCATGCAGTACTACCAACGATAGCACCCTCGGCAAGACCAGCAGTGCTGAATACGTCTTTCATTGGGTACGTAACAGCCGTGGTTCCACCCAACGAAGCGCTCAGTTGCGCTTGCGTCTCACTACCAGTTGCGTAAACAACAATAAGGTAATTGCTGGAGTTAAAAGGATCTTCTCGGGTCAAACGTCGAGCTTGAGCACCGGCATCCCCAAGGGTGAGAGTGATTCCAACCAGGTCATCCTCGTTGAGGGGGTTGGTTGACGTAGTGAACACGGTCTTCGCAACCGATGCGACTACACAATTTGAACCACTAAGGTCTGGGTCCCAACGAATCAATCTTTCGTGCGAAGCAATATAATCATTGCTTAGCCCGTGAGAAGCTAGGTGGTTAAAGCCCCAGTCGGCGCCATCATTCATCAATGCAGTACCAGAGACCATGGAAATCCATGTGGCTGCAGTGGTCGTAACACTACCAGTTGGTGAAGAGTAGCCGTTTGACAGATTGTAGAAGCTATCTTCGCCAGCGTCATTAGACAGGGAAACGCCATCTGCGATACCCTTAGCAACCTTTCCACCGCCGTATACAGATTCGGAAGCTTCGTTGCTCAACTTGGTACCATCGTAAGTGAAGTCCAAGAAGAAGATGAGACCCGAAGGCAAACTCATCGGCTGAACACTAACAAGATCGTTAGCGATCAGACTACCGAACACACGACGTACGATTGGGAATGCCACTGCGGCAAAACCTTCGACAGCGCCGGCGCTCATTTGGGTTGCAGCTTCACGAAGAAGCTCTTTTGCTTGGTTCTCAAGCAATCTTGACATTGTTTCGCGCTGGTGGGATTCCAAGCCTTCGAGAAGACCGGTTTTTTCCCATTTGTTAATCATTGCAGCGCCTTCTTTTGAAAGGTTGCGGTCAACAAGCCCTTCAGTAAGCTTTTCTAGAACAGACATTTTATCTTTCCTCCTAATATTTTCTATTCTTTATTGATACCTGCTAAAGTTTTCATCCTAGCAGCAAAAGAAGTATCTTTTTTAACTTGCTTTTTGCGAGGTAGGAATGCTGAAGAACGTTTACTCACCACTTCGTTCAATGATTTTGGTGTCGCTTTAGCAGACGCGCCACCCACTGCACTTTGAAGGGTTTCAAAAATTGTTTTCGTTTCTCCAACACTAACCGCTTTTGAAATAGCTTCGACAATTTTAAGACGTTGCCGCTCATTCAAGGAGGCGCTAGCCAATACTCGATTAGTATAATGTAGCTTTGCATTAGTAAGGGTCACTTCGTCAAGTTTCTCTTTCATTTGCTCTGCTACTGATTTAATATTGTTTAAATTTTCTTTAAGTTGTTCGTTTTCTGCTTTTAGTTGTTCGTTTTCTTCGCGAAGATTGTCATCCTCTCCTTCGGAGATGTCCTCTGTGGGATCTTTCTCTTCAACGACGGGTTCCTCAGAAGAAGTCTCCTCAATGGTGGCCTCTGTCTCTTTGGCTTCCTCTTCCAGTGCAGGTTTCTCTACACCCAGCGCCTCGGCCAGCGCTTCTTCAGAAATTTCTATTTCCTCAGTGTCGCTCAAAATCTCAGACAACACCTCTTGAAGACCTTCAAGCTCTTCGTCGGCCACTTCTTCTCGATCCATCATATCGTCGCTGGACATTTCTTCCTCTTCTGCCTCAATTCTCTTTGCTAGCTCATCGAAATCGATCTCCACTTCTTCGTCCTCGTCCGGACATGGGCAAAGATTCTCTTCCTCTGTATGGGCGTCTGGGACGCTTTTTTGGAAATCTGTTTCTTCTTCAGGCTCCTCATCTCCCATTATCATGGGGTCCTCTTGCTCCAAAAGCTGATTTACCGCGTCTTTAATATCTGCGGAGTATTTTTCAATGATTGCCTGCTCTGCATTCTTTACCGCGGCCTCTTTTAGCGCTTCGGCGTCAATGATAGCCTGCTCAAGCATAGAATTAGACATTTGTTTTGCTCCCTTTTGTTAAGTTTTATAACAGTTTTATCAAAATAAATAGTACTTTATCGAATGAAACGACCACAAAATCAATATTTACTCTACGTCAATGCCAGAGCCGGTAAGCTCGTACATTTCGTTAGCATCGATGCTGGTCAACTCCGCGATCAAAAGAAATGATCCGCTGCAATGGCTAACTTTCTTATCGTTGCCAGTGGCACCATTAAATCCAAGTGCTGTAATATGCACTTCTTTGCATTTAACGTCGAAAGTGAAAGCATCTTGAGGGTCAGTTAATTCAACATAGTGGTTGTTTTTTAATTGATTGATATTTGTGCCATTCCAGGTAACAGAGCCGGGCTTCGGCCCAAAGTAAATGGCTAAAGAACCGGTGTTGGCCTGTTGGACTGTGGGTGGGGCGCCGGCGTTACTAACGCTGTTAATTACCGTAAAAGACTTTGTAACTCTAGGGAAAGTCACGGTGATTGAACCACTCGGCGAAATTGCAGATCCCGTAATCCATGGGATTCCAGAGACCATATAGGCTGCTTGGTGCCCGAGACCGTTTCTATATTGGAATGGGTGAGTCATAATTTAAACTATCTCCTTATCTCTTCTTATAAGTAGTAGTAAAATAGCTATTTTTTCCGTTTTTTATAAAAAAAGGCCCACCCCTTTCGAGGTGGGCCAAACTCACTTAAATACATAAGCGAGCCGGGAACATATTAACGCTCTACTGAAGACGTTTCTTAAGGTCAGCTAGCTCAGCTTGCTGTGCCTTCACGGCTTCAACTAGAACCGAAGTTAATTTGGCGTAATCTACACCGGCGCCGCCATTGCCGTCGTATACGACGACCTCTGGGACGACTGCTTCCAAGTCCTGAGCGATAAATCCAATTGCCTCAGAGTTATCGTTCTTCCAGTTGTAAGCAACACCTTCCATCTTCATCACTTTATCAAGAGCGTTCTCAATCGGACGGATGTCTTTCTTGAGGCGCTTATCTGAGTACGTGACAAAAGCGTTTGCTTTAACGCGTCCTTGCGCTCCAGCAACGTTTGGCAAGTGCAAAGCGAACTGTGGATCTTCATAGCCAATGGCCAAGTAAGAACCAGAAGTAAGACGCATCGAGCCAGTAACTGCCGTGCCCTTACCAGCAGAAGAGCCAGATATGACTAAGTAGTCCACGCTAACTTCAACTTTTGCATCCGGATCTGACGTATCATTACCGAAATACAAAGATTGGTCTTCAGCGATGGACGCACCGCCGTTGAAGGACATTTCTTTGCCAGCGGAAATGTACTCTTGACCGTTCGTGGTGACGAATTTCAAGTAGTCATTACCATTCTCTTCGATGGTCAAGGCCTCTGCCAAGTTATCCGTAAGGGTAATCTTGTTTGTGGTCGTGTTACCGCCGAATTGAATCTGCAGACCAACAGAAGCGTCGTCGACGCTGATGGTGTCACAGTTAATGTCACCAACATTTGTGATGTTACCATCACCAAGGCTGAGACTCGTACCAACGAGAGCAGCAAACGTACCAGCAGCAGCAGAAGAAGCACCAATGGTTACACCGTCAAGTGTACCACCGTTAATGTCGACTGTGGTAACAATACCCAAGTCGGCTACAGTGCGACCAGCGTTGGTCCAGTTAGCGGAAAAGCTATCGATGTCGAGTGTTCTAAACTCTGCAGTGCCACCTTCGACAGCTCCAGAACCAGAAATGTGACCAGCGGAAACTTCCAAGTCGCCGGTGACTGTCATGCCAGCGGTGACTGCAACAGAACCAGTAAGGCCAATGCTAGTGGTAGAGTTAACACCACCAGAGACCATCAATTGATTGGAAACAACCTTGAAGTGTGCATCTGGGTTTGACGAATCATTACCAAAAGCAAAGGTGGAGTCTTCGCCAAGGCTAGCACCTGCGGACATGGCCCACTCTTTACCAGCGGTCATGTACTCGCCACCGTTAGTTGTGACGAATTTGATATAATCGTTGCCACCTTGCTCAATGGTTAAGGCTTCAGCCAGATTGTCTGCAAGACTAATCTTGTTTGTGGTCGTGTCGCCATTGAAGTTGATGTTTAGACCAACTGCACCATCAGCAGTTTGAACAGTATCACAGTTCAACTGACCAACGTTGGTAATGTTTCCATCTGAAAAGTCGCCAGAAGTAGCTACCAAAGCGGCAAACGTACCTGCGCCAGCAGAAGAAGCACCAATGGTCACGCCGTCAATAGTACCGCCATTGAGATCCATCGTAGTGACGATTCCCATGTCAGCCACAGTGCGACCAGCGTTGGTCCAGTTGTCGGAAAAGCTATCGATGTCGAGTGTTCTAGCTGCCAAAGTACCAAAAGTACCAGCGCCAGAACCAGAAACCGTAGTTTTAGCAACAATGCTACCAGATGTAGCGAGGCTGCCGGCTGTTAAAGCGCCCACGAAGTGAGCAGACGATGAACCACTAACGATACCAGACTTCAGGTAGCTAAACGTACCGGATGCCGCGGCGCTGGCGCCAATTGTGGTGTTGTCAATTGTGCCGCCGTCGATGTCAATAGAAGATGCAGTTTCGCCATAGACGTAAGTTGCAACCTGTGACATGTTGGCTTTCTTTTCGGTGCCGCCATCGCTGAACAGAAGTTTGTCAGTGTCGGCTAGCGTAACGCCAGTACCGTCAGTGTATCCGTCGATATCAACGGCTAGCACTTGTGAGTCAACATACGCCTTAATACTCTGCTGTGTAGCCAGAGCAGAAGCGCTGTCCGAAGCCATGTTATCCTCGTCGAGAATAGCAGTAATTTCTTTACTTGCGTTCAAAGCCCAGTTGCCTGCGCCAGTAATTTGCAAGTTAGGTACCGATAAGTCAGTACCCATGTATATCTTTTCTTGAGCATCTGAACCAGAAAGATAAATCGATCCGGATGTTTCAGGTGCCTCGTTTGAAAGATGTTTTTGTAGATCTATATAACTACCGTATTGGGTAGTTGTTACAGGTGTAGTAGACATATATTAAAAACCCTCCATAAACAATGTCAATTAAATTTTAATCTTTGATAAGTTTTTCAAGCTCATCAATCCTTTTTTGCTGAGCCTTTACGGCTTCAACAAGAATTGAGGTTAGCCGTGCGTAATTCATACCTTTAGCATTTTTCCCATCTGCTTCAAAATCAACAACTTCCGGAACAAGTTCCCCAACTTCTTCCGCAATGAATCCAATATCATCTTTTTGGGAATCGCGCCATTTGTATCTTACGCCGCGGAGCCCCTCAATAATCCCAATGGGATTATCAATCGTTCGTATTTCCTCTTTAAAGCGGCGAGAACTATACGTTGACCAAGCATACGCTACAGCCTTCCCGTCGTTTCCTGTAGAGGAGTTTGGAAGCGTCAACCTGTGA